TTGCAATTTTATGCGGTGCGCATTGCTGCGCTCACGGTTCTCATAGGAGTCGAGTTCTTGAACTCGCTCTTGTCGGTCTTGTGCTGACAGGAACCACCTGAGCACCCCTCCCTCTCCGTCCACCACGTAGGTGGGTGAGGAGCTCTTTACGAGAACGTGTTTCTCTTCGAAGCGGTGGAGACTTGGATTCCAAGTCGCCATCCACTTCGTGGGAAGCACAGTATCGAGTGAAGAGATTGAGGAAGGTGCCTCTGAGACATCGTCGATGTGACGATGACGGATTCTGAATTGCTCCAGAAAACCGTCAGAGGCTCTCGTTAGAGTCCAAAGACCAGAGCGATAAGCTCTGTTCCTGAACTCAACAAGACGACGGACGAGATCCGCTTCCTGACGTGATGTTGGTACATCCGCGCGAAGGCGTACAACTGAGACATCAGTCCCAGCATAGTACTCCTTACCACAGCTCTCTCTGAACCGTCCGGTCCAGAAAGACTTGCGCGTGTTGACCTTCAACCCAAAAAGGTGAAGAAGGTCGACAACATCAGTCGCCGCGTCATTGGGGATGATAATATCATCGCCATAGACGCTGAGAAGCCCTCCAAGAGAGGAGGGCCTGGCACGATATCCGCGCCTCGCCATACCCATTGCTGCGATCGTCGTAAAGACGATCGCTTCGAATGGGAAGGTGAGAGCAGACCCCATGGATGCATACTTGTGGAGAGTGATCTCATCACCCGCCACGCTAACCGTTCGAGAACGGGCAGCCAGCATGTAATCCATAAGATGCGGCCACCGATCAAAGGTCCGATGGACCATTGAAAGGTGGACACGGTCAGACGCTTCGCTCAGATCGAGCGTTGCAAAGGACCCAGTGATGGAGGCTTCCGCCGCCATACGCTGGTTCCTAGACTGATCCGTAAAACCCAGCACGTCTCGCATGGGGCTCCTATCTACCTCACGGTAGAAGGCCCTCTTCAGAGCCTGCTGTGCATACTGCACAGTAGCAGGCTCCATTGCGATAATGCGCGGAGTTTTCTGCGTCTTTGGGACAGTGGTCACCCTTGCGGGCAACTCACATCCCAGAGGTATCGACGGTTCGATCCAAGAATCGGTATGGGTACCGTAACGCCACCGAGGGAAAACCTCGTTGAGACGTTCGGGCCAATACTCGAATTCCCACCGCTCAGGCATTGCAAGCCTGTCTGCTGTGGATCCTGGACCGAATCGAGGGACAAGATCATAGTTCGCGACCGAGGTCTCGATACTATTGAAGATGTCCCCGAACAAAGCTAGAACAGTACGAGAGTACTCTTCAGCCAATTCCGCAGGGAAGCCCTTACGGAAGTGGTCGCCTAGTTCGCGATCGGTTTGGACGTAAGTCTTGAGAGCACCAGCTACACGAGCTGGTGTGCAATCTCTCTCGACTTTACCGACAAGTAGTGAAACTTGCCGGATACCCCAGATCATGTTATGATCGGGTTCGTCCAATAGTGTGCCATCTGCTGAAAAGATTCCCGTGAAGAAACCTCGCATAAATGCGGGGAGACTCCCTACCGACCGAAATTCGGGCAGTAGGCTACGGGTCCAGTATCCTTGGTCAAGGCCTCTTTCAAGAGCCTTAGCCAAGACTGGCATGGTGATGGTCAAGAAGCCATCACCTTCAGCAGTCCAACGCGTGAGAAGAGTTTCTTCGTCACGCGTGGTGTTGACGCCGCAAAGAAGCCCTACGTCATGTAGGGCTGCCAGGTGGAGAGTTACCAGGCTTTTCAAGGTTCCCCTTTCGAGGTGTTCCTTCCAGCCAGTGTAACCTTACTGAGCTCGTCGGGCGAAAGTCGCTGCAAGGGTGAAAGCACACAAACTCACTGTAGTGAGGATGGTGACGCCCAAAACAGCGACGATAGCAACGACGCTCATCGCTCGCCGGCAAGGACGCGCTTAAGAAGCGCGTTCGTGCTGGCACCCAACGCGGCCGTGATGGCCGTGTAGAGTGCCTCGGCGTCAGCGACTGCGAATCCAACAGGAATCGTAGAGCTGACGGATACCGACACCGGTCGTGACGACTTGACATCCGTAAGGGGGTCAGTCACCACGGCGGTGCGGACAAGCGAGACAGACGCGCGTGTAGTCCCGTTCTTATCGACCTTTTGGGTCACGAACAGGTCAACGCCGTTTGCTCGGTCCGAGTAAACGCTCGTTTCGGAGCGATCTTCGAGACGAGGGAGCGATCGGGCGCTACCAGAGATGGTAACGGCCTGAGGATCAGTAAGCACTGGTTCTCCAATGTGTGAGGTGGGTTTTGTGGTTGTGGTGTTTAGCGCTTAGTCTTCGTGAGACCTAGCGCGCCCAGAATCGCAAGCTGTCCAGCGGTCAGCTGGGAGAGCGGATTCAGGACATACCCGAAAGGGTTTGCCTTGATCCTCTGTCTACGGCGGATCTCAATCTGTTGAAAAACAGATGAGGGACCGAAGTATGTTGTGAAGTAGGGAGTATAATTACCTCCCGACGACACCGAGGCGACGGACGTAGAAAGTTTACGTTCGTCACGCATTCCGTATGCGTACAAGGACAAGATTCGGTTGGATGTCGCGGATTCCCACGACTCTAACTGGCCACCAATATCGGTGAACCAATCGACCAACCAAGACCAGGGGGCGAGCTGCCAGAGATCAGAAGGACGTAGGTCCCACCGCATAAGCTCAGAGAGCTTGTCGGTGTAGACACTATAATCCTTGCTGCCCTCAGGCAGACGGAGAAATTCGGCTTCAAACGAATAGTCGATGGTATGTTTCTGGCTCTGCCAGATGCTCCCAAAGACCCCGTAAGGGCCGCCACCTCTCCAAGTGGACGAAATTCCCCATTGTGCAGCACTCAGCTCAGCTGAGACTACACAATTGGGGAGAGCGAAATTACCGGAGACGGCAATATCGCGGACTCGTCCCTCCCGACGTCTGTGTGTGGAAATAGACTGACCTGTTACGGCAGTCGTAGCTACAGCGAGAGCTGTAGCAATTTTCCTCACATCGTTTAGCAAGGGTATCCACCCAAACTGAACGTTCAGATAATCCGAACCAGCATCCTTCGCTCGCTTAGCTTGCTTCTTCAGGGTATCCCTGAAAGCAAGTTTAGGCCCTGTCTGAATAAGAGCAGGAATGAGCGCGGGGAGCCCCTCACGGAGCTCACCGATGAATGCTGAAGCAGAAAACTGATCAGATGTCGGCGCCGTCTTACCATACTCAAGAGCAGCATAGTTAGAGAGCTCCACGTCCGTTCCCAAAAAGGTGAACGGAGCGTGATTCCCTCCTGTGAGACTACTAAGGTTATAGTAGTCAAACAGCAAATTCGACCAACTCTGATAAGGAGCCAATCGAAAATTGCTTCTAGCTGTCCAAGGGGTACCTGACACCTTGCATGTTGCAAGGTACCAAGAGTGCCCCTTGTCCTTCTTGAATAGCGAGGCCAATTCGGGGTGCGCAGAACGAAAGTTCTGAGCTTTGATGCTATTGTTCGCATCAAGCCACGAATAAGGCTCAGCAGCAGAACCTGGGATGAGAGTAGAAATTCCGGTCGCCCTAGGGCGAGTACGGAAACCTCTCTCAAAGAACAGGTCCTGTGGCGTCTGTTTAACAACAACGTCCGAGCTCAGATGAGCAGGGAAGTTGATATGTTCAACAGACTGGTAATATGGCATGGTCTTCCTTTCTGGAAAGAGAACTACGCGGTCAGGACACCGTCCTGGTTTGTGTAGTCGGGCGTCAACACCCGGAGTCCCTCTTGAGC